TGGCTCAGCTTGGGTGTCCGAATAGGAGACTTAAGACATGGCCAGATCTAATGGCGGAATAATCGGTGTAAGTAATCAATCTTCTTTCGGGAAGAATAAAGCTACATCTAGCACATCAAACACACCTAGTGCAGCTACTACACAACCAGGCACAAGATTAGTTGATACTCTTGTTGTTGCTGGAGGTGGAGGCGGTGGACCTACAAGTGGTGGTGCTGGTGGCGGTGGTGGTGCTGGTGGTGTTAGAGCAATTTCAAGTATACCAGTTTGTGGTAATACAGCTTTAGGAGCAGTAGTTATTGGTGGCGGAGGTGCTGCATATACAGACGGAGTTAATTCAAGTGTTGTTATAGGAAGCACAACTTACACTTCTGAAGGAGGTGGAAAAGGTGGAAGAAGTTTTCCTTCTATTGCTGACGCAGGAACAGGTGGATCAGGTGGTGGTGGACAAGGTTATACAACTGAAGATTTACCTAATGGAGCAGCAGGAAACACTCCTCCAACAACTCCTCCTCAAGGAAATCCTGGTGGAGATGGAAGATTTTCTTCATCTTCTGGATGCGCTCAAGCTGCTGGTGGTGGTGGAGGTGCTAGTGGTGCAGGAACTCCTGCTGATCAACCAACCCCTAGTTCTAGTAACGGTGGTGCTGGTGGTGCTGGATTGGCAAGTACTATCACAGGATCATCTGTCACTTATGGTGGCGGTGGTGGTGGTGGAAAAAGAATGGGTAGTGGATCTGCTGGTGCAGGTGGAGCAGGCGGTGGTGGAGCTGGTGGAAAAGCAAATAATGATGGAACTGCAGGAACTGTAAACACTGGCGGTGGTGGTGGTGGAGCTGGTGGAGAACCCAATGAATCAGGTGGTGCTGGTGGATCAGGAATCGTAGTCGTAAAAGAATTAAACAGAGCAAGTGGTGTGTGGTCGATGCAAAGTGTATTTAGCGCAAGGAATCAAGGAACATGGCCTGATGGAACAGTAGTTGATCCATTTACAGTAGATTATATGATACTAGCTGGTGGTGGTTCAGGACGTGGTGGTATCGGTGGTGGCGGAGGTGCTGGTGGATTAGTATATTCATATGGTAATCCAAACGCAGCAGGAATAGAATTTGATACAGGAGTATATGATGTTACAATCGGTGCTGGTGGATCAGCAGGAAAAGGTGTTAATACAACAATAGTAGGTCAACCAGGAGCTGTAGGAAGTGTTTGTAGAACAGCTTCAGGTGGTGGACATGGACCAGGTCCAGGTGGATGTGGTACAGGTGGATCAGGAGCAGGTGGAGGACACAACCAAGCTGGATCAGCAGGTAATACACCAGCAGTACCAACAGCACTTGGAGGACCTCAAGGAAATAATGGTGGTGGAGGTGGTGGAGGTTATGCGGCATCTGGTGGTGGTGGAAGAGGTGGAGTTGGAGCATCTTCTTCAGGATCTGGTGGAGCTGGTGGAGCTGGTGGAGTTGGTATAACTTTAAGCGTTGATAATAGTCCAAGACAATTTGCTGGCGGTGGTGGAGGTGGAGCTTATAACCCAGGATCAGCGGGAGCAGGTTCTCCTTGTGGATCTGGTGGAGCAGGAGTTCCAGGAACAGGGCCAACAACAGCACCTTCTTCTAGTAATGGACCAGTTAATAGAGGTGGTGGTGGTGGAGGAAATGGTGAATCTGCACCTCCTTCAAACACTGGAACTGGTGGATCAGGTATGGTTATTTTAAGATATCCAAATGCAGTAGCACCTAGAATATCTATTGCACCGGGAACAAATACAACTGGACCTGTACCGGGATGTCAAACTGCAGCTAGTTTTACAGTAACAGGAACGTTTACAGTTTCTAGTTAATATTGACAGTTACATAATAAATGCTATATTAAGTTCATAAAGACATATGAACTTAACGAATTATTATTGGTATTTTAAATCAGCAATTCCAGAACGTATCTGTGATGACATTGTAAAGTATGGTCATCAAATGCAAGATCAAATGGCAGTCACTGGTGGTTATGGTAATAAAAAATTAAATGCAAAACAAACAAAAAATTTAAAAAAGAAAAGAAACTCTGACATTGTATGGATGAATGACAGATGGGTTTATAAAGAAATACAACCTTATGTGCATCAAGCAAACGCTAATGCTGGTTGGAATTTTGAATGGGATTTTAGTGAGTCTTGTCAATTTACAAAATATAAAAAAGGCCAGTATTATGATTGGCATTGTGATAGTTGGGATCAACCTTATCAACGACAACAAGGTGATCCGTCACATGGTAAAATTAGAAAACTGTCTGTAACTGTTACTTTATCTAATCCAAAAGATTATAAAGGTGGTGAACTAGAATTTGATTTTAGAAATCTTGATCCAGATAAAAAAAGAAATGTTAAAAAATGTACAGAGATACTCCCTAAAGGATCATTGGTTGTGTTTCCTTCATTTGTATGGCATAGAGTATGTCCAGTAAAAAGTGGAGAAAGAAACAGTTTAGTAATATGGAATTTAGGATGGCCATTCAGATAATAGATAATTTTTTAGAAGAACAAGAGTTTAATAAACTTAATAATATTATTATGGGAGATAGTTTTCCTTGGTACTACAATGATTTTATGACAAAATGGCCTGATAACAAATTTTATTTTACCCATACTTTTTATAGAGAACCCGGTATTCAAAGTAATTGGTTTGATATTTGGTTACCAACTATTCAAAAATTAAAATGTAAAAGTATAATGAGAATAAAAGCAAATAATTATACTTGGATGGGTAGTAAAGAAAAAAATGATTTACATACAGATTATCCTTTTAAACATAAAGGCTGTTTATTATATATAAATGATAATAATGGTGCTACTTATTTTAAAGAAAAAACTGTAGTTCCAAAAGCAAATAGAGCAGTGTTGTTTGATCCTAGCATTCCTCATTCAAGTAGTTTATGTGATGATCAAAAAAGAAGAGTAACTGTTAATTTTAATTACTTTTAAAAAGGAAAAATATGAAAAAGAAAAAAGCTAAAACTAGAAAACAAAAAGTAAAAAAAGAAGTTGTAGGTTATCCTCAACAATTACAATTAGAAGAATTTTTTAAATGTCCTATATGGTTTGCAGATGAACCAAAATTTGTAGATGATTTAAATAAAGCATCAGACAAATATATTGAAGCATCAAAAAAAACATTAAAACCAGCTATTGATAAACGTAATAAAAAGTTTGGTGATAAAGGTGACATGGGTCATGTGTTTCATTCAACAACATTAATTGGTGATCCTAATTTTAAACAATTACAAGATTACATCGGTGCAACAGCACATAATTTATTAGGTGAAATGGGTTTTGACATGTCTGGTCATCAATTATTTACTACAGAAATGTGGGTACAGGAGTTTGCTAAAAAAGGTGGTGGACACCACACTTTACACACACATTGGAATGGTCACATATCAGGTTTTTATTTTTTAAAAGCAGATGAGTCTACATCATTACCAATGTTTGAAGATCCAAGACCAGGTAATGTTATGAATTTATTACCAGAAAAAGATAAAACAAAAGTAACCTATGCATCATCAGCAGTAAACTACCAAGTAAAACCAGGTAGAATGATATTTTTTCCATCATACTTACCTCATCAGTACATTGTAGATATGGGATATAATCCATTTAGATTTATACATTGGAACTGCCAAGCAATACCAAAAGGAGTATTAAATGTCGTTTAAAAAAAATAAATATACAGTATTAAAAAATGCTATCTCACCTGAAATTGCAGAGTTTGTTTATAAATATTTTTTAAACAAAAGAAATGTTGCAAGATTTTTATTTGATCAAAAATATCTATCACCATTTACAGAATATTTTGGTGTGTGGAATGATGACCAAGTACCAAATACTTATTCACACTATAGTGATATTGCTATGGAAACTTTATTACAAGAAGTAAAACCAGTTATGGAAAAACACACCGGTATTAAGTTAAGTCCTACGTATTCTTATGCAAGAATATATAAAGAAGGTGATGTATTAGCTAGACATAAAGATAGATACTCTTGTGAAATATCTACTACATTAAATCTAGGTGGAGACCCTTGGCCTATATATTTAGATCCAACAGGTAAACAAGGTCAAGCTGGTGTTAAAGTAGAACTTAAACCAGGAGACATGTTAATATATTCTGGTTGTGATCTAGAACATTGGAGAGAAGAATTTAAAGGTAAGAATTGTGGTCAAGTATTTTTACATTATAACAAATCATCATCTAAAACAGCTAAAGAAAATTATTTAGACAAGCGACCTTTACTAGGTGTACCTGCTTGGTTCAAAGGTACAAAGTTGACAAAAATTAAAAAATAGTCTATACATTAGGCTTGCGAGGGGATGATCCACCACTGATTCCCCTTGCTTTAAACATATTGAAATCACACACAATTTGCTATAATACCTAATAAACAGGAATTTTATATGCTACAAAAAATAGGGTTTCAACCTGGAATCAATAAACAAATTACAGAAACCACAGCAGAGGGTCAATGGACTGACTGTGATAATGTAAGATTTAGATATGGTACACCTGAAAAAATAGGTGGTTGGAAACAATTAGGAGACGACGCACTTACTGGTGCAGGTAGAGGACTTCATCATTTTGTAAATAGTAAAGCTAGAAAATACGCAATTATTGGTACAAACAGGATTTTATATGCATATTCAGGTGGTGTATTTTATGACATACATCCTATTAAATCTACAACAACGCTTACTAATGCATTTAGCACGACCAACGGATCACCGACTGTTACAATAACTTTTTCTAGTCCCCACAATATAGGGGAGCAAGACATAATTCTATTAGATAATTTTAGTGCAATAACTAATTCTAATTATACAGCAGCTGATTTTAATGATAAAAAATTTATGGTAACAACTGTACCATCAAGCACAACTATAACTATTACAATGCCAAGTAATGAATCAGGATCTGGTGCAACAACATCAGGTGGCATAAGAGTACAACATTATTATCCAGTAGGACCCGCTGTACAAGCTCAGGGTTTTGGTTGGTCACTCGGATCATGGGGTGGAGAAGTTGCTGGAGAACCTACAACAACATTAACAAATGGTATTAACAGTGCTGTAACCACTGGAATTATATTAGGTGATGTATCTCAGTTTCCAGATGCAGGTACAAATTTTATAAAAATAGATAGTGAAGAGATTTCATATACAGGTATATCTGGTAATGAACTTACAGGTGTTACCAGAGAAGTTAGAGGAACTTCTGCTGCAGCTCATAGCGGTGGCGCAACTGTTACAAGTACAACAAACTTTGTAGCATGGGGAGAAGCTGCATCAGGTGATTTAGTTCTTGAACCTGGTATGTGGTCACTAGATAATTTTGGTGATAAAGCAATTTGTTTAATTCACGACAGTGCTGTTTTTGAATGGAACTCTGCTGCAACAAATGCA